CATATACACCCTCTTGTAATTGGTCAAATGTCTTCACGCTGTTCTTCTTCCTAAAAACTTTCTCGTTCTTGCGAGGTAGAGTTTACTCACCTCCGTTGTTAAGTCATTCACTTCATTATTTAGGTATCGTTCTTGTTTCTGAAAATTTAGTGTTCTTAACTTACGAGTTTGTTTATTAGTCATTTTACTTCCTTTAAATTAACCTCTTAGGGTTAGGTGGTAGATTGTTTGAGTAAGGTTTAGTTACACTATCTTTAATAACTGTTGCTTGTATGGTGTGCTTTTTTGGATTACCAAAATCAAAAGTGTGTCTTAACCTTGTAATAACATATCTACCAGTTAATCTTTCATCATATAAATCTTCATCTTCATTATTAACATCAGTTTTTGATTTGTATACATTTAATCTTATTACATCTGAAGCTTGTATTGATAAATTACCTACCATATCAATGGTCATACCCATCCTATCCAAAAACGCCATCTTATGATTTCTAGTCAATAAATGGTCACTTATTGAAGATTCTTCAAATGGATATATTGTATTAGGATAAGGATTTATATTGTGTACTGAACCTTTTGGAGTATTGTATCCAGATGTGGATTGTAAAGTTAAATATGAGTCGTGAAAATCTTCTACTGTCTTTCCATCTTCATCAACTGAACTTGATATCGGAAAAACTGGATGTCCAGTTTCACCAATACTAGTTTCTATGTCATTTTTTTTGGAAAATGCATCAGAATATCTAAACTTTAAATCGTGATAGGTTTTATTATATATGTCGTGTAATAACATTCTTGAAGAATACATCCCATTTAAAGTATTTAACAATACACTATTACTTATTAGATTATCATCTTCTACTTGTCCTAATTGTCTAACAATGTTAGCTTCTAATTGGGAAGATTTAGATGGTTTATTATCATAAGTATCTGATGCACCTAGTGTAAATGTGGTTTTAGTATTTTGTCTGTTTATACTATCAAAAGATAAAAAATTTAAACCTTTAATAGTTTCAAAAAATACAAATGGTGAATCTTTTTTTGTTTTAGCTCTTTGTGCAATCATCTGTATCGCACTTAAAGGTCGTAAATTAGGAATAACAACTTTTTCTAAACCAACACTATCATCAGTTATAAATTTTTTATCACTACCTAAAAATTGTTTCTCTTTTACTAATCTACGAACTATCTCTGACATATTACCAGAAAAACTTTGAGATATTCTAGTTCTAGAGTTTCTCATATATTCTCTAGATGCAAGAGTCAAAGTAACAAATCTACCTTGTCCTTCATTTCTTTGTGATACTGATGTGACGATAAGAGGGTCTTTTGTAAAATCTAATGAAACATCTTCAGTGGAGGGTGTAATTATTTTTAAATAACAATACTCATTACCAACAATACCATTTTGTAAAACTAAATCATTTGTATCTAAAAAAGATATATTTGCAGTCAAAAATCCTTGCATAATATCTTCATACACACCAATTATAACTTGCCCAGAAGATAGGTCTACTTTATTACCATGATGAGTCCTAAGTTCACACTCTTCAATTTCAAATGAACCACTGTAATTATAATTTTCTTGTGCCATTATGCATCACTTTGTAATAAGTTTCTTAATTCTTTCCTAATTTGATTGACAAATTCTTTTCTCACTAATCTTATTTTACTATATTGAGTTTGTAAATTTTCTTCATACTCTCTATTTGTTACTGCACTTACTGTGTCACCACTGTGTCCAGTAGAATCTAAACCTATATTTATTTTTATGTCTGTATCACCAGATTTTTGACTAATTTCAAAATGATGAGTTGCAAGTGGATTTTCATACTTGTCATTAAGATATTCCTCAAATGCTCTAACACTCATAGGCCATTGATGATATCTATCAACTATATTATTTGCATACAATACTAACCAATGCAATTCTGCACTACCATAAAAATCAAATGCAACATCCTCTGGTTTTTCGCCTGGTTTAACTTGATAAAAATCATATAGTAAAATATTATCTTTTACTAAATCATTTATCTTAACTCTTCTTAATATATGTGTGAATAGTTTTGGATTATCATCACCCACTACATCATATACTAATGTTTCAAAGTTCTGAAAGTATGCCATTAAAAACCCCTTGCAAGTACATTATTCTGTGTAACTATTTCTAGTTCTCTAAATTGAAGTGTCATTTCTGTTTGCACTGGTGGAGCTTTCATACCATCTGGTGCTCCTGCTTCTGCCATAGATGGGTCAAATGTTTGATATCTATCACCACCATATTTTACATTCATATTCTCTAATACACAAGTTGATATTTTATTAATGTATTCATTCTCTTTACCATCACTCATCATATATTTAATATCAAAAACATCTGGTGTAATAAATGTTCTTGATGTTGTTACATCACCAGCAATTTCTGGTAACATATGAAATTTAAATCTTCTTATGATATTATAAACTGCTTTTGCTTCTTGATAACTTTTTGGTAAAAATTTAAAATTAAATGTAAAACTTCTTTTATTTAAACCAGAAAATATTAATTCTAATCTATTGTTTACTGCCTTACCAGACCTTGCAAAAAGTATTGCTTTAAAACCAGGCGCTAATGTATCTACCGCTGTTATACCCATTTTTTCAATTATTGCATTTGTCTCAAACACATCTTTAACAGTTTCACTTAATTTTTTACCAAATTTACCAGGCGTCCCCACAAATGTGTCTACTGCACTAACAGCAGTTTTTGCACCAACACCTATATCCGAATCTGTATATTGTGGGTCATATGTAACCTCAACAGTTGGTGGCATAAACAATTTTATAAGACTTTGTAATCTACTTGTAGGAGCTCTCGCAAATGTTTGGTTTCTAATTCTTACACCTTGTTTTTGAATTCTTTTAACTTCTGCTGAACCACTGATAAATGGATTAAGACCTAACTCTTGTACAGCTCTACTTGAATTTCCCTCTGAGAGTGTAGACTGTGCTTTCTGTGATAACGCTGGAACTAGAGTAAACACTGAACCATTTTTACTTACAACAACATCTCTTGCAACAGCAGAATTACTTATCAATGAACTAATACCAACAACCTCATCAGTCGTTTCTTTTGGTAGTTCACCAAATTTAATTGTACCTACATCTTGTTCTAATATCTCAAATTGTATGTGATGTCCAGCTGGTGTCATACCACCATCATTACCAGCATTTAATGGATATTGTAAAATTTCTTGATTAAATTTACTTTGTCTAGTGTTTTGGTCAAGACTCACTCTTTGTTTAAATGGGTCTGCATTAAAATCATTTGTTAAATCCTCAGTTGAGGGTTTTCCCATTGCAATGTCTTTGTAATTTAGAACCATATAAATATTCCTATGAGTTATAGTGGTCGTTATATTCCCTCTAACAAAAAAAAGTATAAAGGTAATCCTACTACTATTTATTACAGAAGTTTGTGGGAACGCAAATTTATGGTATATTGTGATAAAAATCCTAGAGTATTAGAGTGGGGGTCAGAAGAACTAATAATACCTTATCGTCTACCCACAGATGGTAAAATCCACCGATATTTCCCAGATTTCTATGTAAAAGTCAAAAGGGCAGATGGTAAACTAAGAAAAATGATTATAGAAGTCAAACCTAAGAAATATACTGTTGAACCTAAAATACCTAAAAGAAAAACCAAATCATTTGTAAAAGAAGTTTACGAGTGGGGAAAGAATACTGCAAAATGGCAAGCTGCAAGAGAATATTGTAGAGATAGAAATATGGATTTTGTAATATTGACCGAAGACCACCTCAATCCCAGTTATAAATATAATAAATGAGTATATTTGACGAAATATCAAAGTTAAGGAAAAGTGGTAAAGAACCATATCAATGGTATCGTAATCGCATAAAAGAACTTGGTACACCATCTCAAGCACAACTCATAAGAGATGGAAAGATAACTGGTAGGGTCAATTTTGGTGCGTTGAATATGTTTATATATGACCCTAAATTGAAAAACAAATTACCATATTATGATACATTTCCATTGGTATTACCAATAGAAAGATATAGAGATGGATTTTTAGGAATAAATTTTCATTACTTACCATATGCACTTAGAGCTAGATTATTAAGTCGTTTAGACCCAAATGCAAATTATAGTGCGTTGAAAAATGTAAGACTTGTAAAACCAACTTTGAAAAGATATTTAAACAGTAATGTTAGAAGTAGATTTAGAAAATTAGAAGAAGAAGATTTTATGACTGCAATTATGTTACCAGTACAAAGATTTAGAAAATCATCTGCAAGTAAAGTGTGGTCAGATAGTAGGAAAGTAATCTAATGGTATTTTCATTAAGAGATTTTAGAAGTTCTTTATATGGTAGAGAACAAGCACAACAAAATAGATTTGAGATATTTTTAAAGTGTAAATTATTTACTGGTGAAAGTAATCGTTATGTCAGTTTAAGAGCAGAAAATTTACAGTTTCCAGGCAGAAATATTCGTTCTGCACCAGACGAAAACATTTACGGCCCACCAAGAGAACTACCTCAAGGTGTTGGTCAATATGCAGCTTTACAAGCAACATTTTTATGTAATGCAGATATGTCTGAAAAAAGATTCTTTGAAATGTGGATGAAAAATATCTACAATCCAATAAACCATAATTTAAATTATTACAATAATTACATAGGTGAGTTAGATATTTTTCAAATGGGTAAAGGTAGTAATACAGTTATACCATTTAATTTTCTTGCATTTACTGGTGCAAAAGAAGAAAAGACAAGTTATGGTGTTTCAGTAAAAGAAGTTTGGCCTAAATCTATTGCACCTCAAGATTTAAACCAAGCGTCTACTGAATTACAAAGAGTAACAGTTGAACTTGCATATAGAGAGTGGCACACTATCAAAGAAGAAGGTGTTGATGATAGTCTTGCAGATAAGAGTTTAAGATTGAAAGGGTCAGATATATATATTGGGGATGATTCCAGATACAGTATCATAAGTCCTAAAGGTGTTCTTTATGATATTCTTGGTAAGTCTGGTGCATCACCAACTGCGATTGCAACCGCTGGTTCGGCCGCAGATATAATCACTGGTGGTGTTGGTAATACTATCGGTAAATTTGTTAGATAAAGGAGTACATTA